GTGCTTTGCAGCTTATTCATATAGTCAGCATTGAACTCTGCATTTAGTTGTTCTGCCCATTGGGGTCCTACTACGTTTTCATATGTTTTCTGGTCCATTGTATACTAGACTATGAATACATCCATTTTGGATTTCCATTGAGTTACCCCAGTTGTTATTAGACATGTGGAAAGCAATGCGTCCAAGTAGATCATCAATCTCTTTAGAACCAACTCTGAGCCACGTGTCATCAATTTTGAATACATCGCTGGGATACTCCTTGTTGGTTTGTACGGCAACAATGTATACTTCAGAGACTGTGTAGTCAGGGTACGCTTCTTCAAGACACCACTTATACCAAGCAAGCTGCCTGTAGTATTTATACATACTCAGTGTTTCGTCAAAGCGCCCGATAGGTTTCGCAGTTGTTTTAAGGTCAACTAGAGTAATGGCTTTGTGCTCATGAGAAATAAGAATCCGGTCTATTTTCGCTTTGATTGGTATGGTTACGGGAATGTCCGCGTCACCAATCACTTCGGTTTCAAACTGGATTTCTAGTTCTTCTTTAGTTTCATCAAAGGCATTGTAGCCACGTTCTAGTATCAGCTGAGTTGCAACCGGGTGCATTTTGATAGACTCAATGCATCCTTGTACAACATGGTATGTTGCAGGATCAACAATCTTCTTACCTCGTGTGCTGTGTAACGCATTCCAATACATTCCGCCTTCTTTTACGATTCTATTAATCTTAGTATGTAAGGCATACTTCGGATAAAAATCAGGCGGAATTACTGCTTCCCATGTTTCATCTTGCAGATCTGCTAGTTGCATCAGTATACACTCTTCGTTCAGAGGTATATCTCCATACAACCGATTCCACAATGCATCAATGATTTCTTGTGTCTTCGGCCCTGGAGTGTCAGAAGGCACAATATCTAACTTGCCGGGTTCTAGTAATTCTTCATGAATTAGTGTTCCGGTTTCGAAAGATTTAGATGGCTTCTCATCGAGTTCGCCATTTAAAAATTTGATAAAGAGGCGGGGACTTCCCCCGCTCTCTGAATCAATGTACGATAGTGAGCTACTGCTCACTGCTTTTATATCAAAGTAACTCATAAAAATAGAGATAGTTGAGCGCTGGTTAGCTCTTTGTATTCTCGGTCAGTAAGATACTGCTCGGTGGTTAGATTAAACCAAAGCTTTTCTCGCTCATCCCATAAGAAATCGTAACCGTAATCTCCGTAATGTTCTAGCTCTTCCTTAATGTCGTCAAAGATAGTTGGAGCTTTAACTGCGGGATATATTGGTCGCTGGTAATGTGAGTAGTCAGAGTAGAAAGTCTTGCCGTTGTATTCAGCACTGTCGTTGAAATAAAGCCAGGCATCTACAGATAGCCCGTTGTCTAGTTCAATTCTAGTCTTCTCACGCGTATACCATTCGGGATGGTTTTCTAATCTGTCTAAACGTGCGAGTGTGTGATCGTCAACTGCATACACTTCGACAAAGATATTGTGCCCATCTTCTCGTGGTTTGCTACTTACAAATGGGATACCATTGCAGACCATAGCAAACTGTTCTCGCGTCGACCCGGTACTAACCAAGGTAGCGGTTGAAAGCAGGCTGTTGTTGTTCCATCCTTGTCGTAACGTGCCGTACACAGCTACAAGATGTTTGCCGTCTAGAACATTAGGTTTGCTGTAGTACACGCCGTCTTGTTCGTGCCAGTGACCTATACGATTTACATATACCTTACCAGATTTACTGATACGTGTGTATGCAAATCTACTATCTGTAAGCGACAGGACATCCTTCCAGGATTGCCATGGTGTCTTACGTAAGGTATCAGCTACAAACCGAGTATCCGATTTATCCTTATCCCACATGTGTGGTACAGATACTGTACCGTTATGAAATAAGTGGTTGTGTTCATTGATTTGTACAGGGTGTACATTATCAATGTTCGTCTTACCTACAGTAGTAAGACGTGCATGAAACACAAAGGGCCGCTCTGAAGTCAGCCAATCTTGTGCTTCTATAATATCCATGGTCTTATAGATTTCACCGCTATCCAGCATCTGAATGCCAAAACCATCCGGGTTGTAAGACAATGCTTTTGCTGCAATGTCTTGATTAAGCTTCTGTTGTCCTTTCTTGACTATAATCACACACATCTAAAACAAGTTGAGTTCCGTTATTATTCTTTTTATTAGGTTGTGGATGAACCATCATACTACTTCTAACGCTTATCGGTACAAGTTTTCGGATACGAGTATATGTTTTCCATTCCATATACTGCTTCTCAAATGCCTTGTGATATGCAGTAGCAAGCATTACTTTCTCACCATAATTTTTAGGGTATAGTGAAAAGATATGCTTACCCAATGGGCTATTTGTATTAAGCAGATCCTGGTATATACTTTCCCATTTCAGGTCATCATACCGGTTAGAAACAAATAGAAGTTTGAGTAATTCAACCCTCCATTCCAGTTGTTTCATATGCTTAATAGCACTGAAGATTCGAATCTCCATACGGTCATTAGAACCAAGATTGATAGCGTTATATCTATCGCGGTAATCGTCCTTGTTGAAGAATCTTGCATACCCCCGCTTCTTTGCTCGTTTAGGATAGAGCGCATAAAGAAGTGGGATAATTTGTGCAGCCTTTTTGGTGTACCATTCTTGGTCTTTATCTCGTACAGATACCGTCATATGTCCGCCGCACCTATAGCTAGTGTTGCGGTGAATGAGATAGTTCAGTACTGGATTGCCTAAGTCTTCCTTATACTTATCATCGTTAAGGTTGTACACTGGGCTAATTAGCTCAAAGCCATCATGTCCTAATGAACCGTCACGTTCTGCTCGCCAAGAATGTGGAAGAAACTGCTGGCGGTCACCCTGATAAGCTTGGCATATCATGATGCCATTGTCATCTTCTTTCTCTGCTTCGATGCCAAACCTATACGTAGTGTTTGGACTAGTTGCCCACGCCGGGCTACTGCTATGATAGCCATATAGCAGACCGTCATGGGGACTGTATGGCGCTTCTTCAATCAGCGCGTCATACATTTCCTGGTCGTTTACCTCGGTTGACATGGGTCGTGCATATTGTCAAAGTCATTAACTAACTGAATGAGTCTAAGCAGTAACATATCTTGAGATATGGCATCGTCTTGAAAATGCTTAACTGCTTCCTTAACCTTACACATGCATGTGATTGCGTATTGTTGGTCGCCACCTGCTAGTCCATTGGATATTTCCTCATGGAAGTGCTCTTTTAATTTGCCCATACTAAATTGAATAAAGGTGTGTGGGGTCTGGGATATCCAGACTTAGATTTTCTGCTGCCCATTGCCTGATATTGTCTATGTAAGACTTGAATTCTTTTGTAGACATATCGCGTGTTGAGCGTTTAGTTACTGCAATCACTCGTCCACTTTCAGGGTGATAGATTTCTGTTTTTGCAAACATCTCTTTCATTACCTCGTGGATTAGATCACGTGTTAGATTACCGGTTTGTCCAGGCTGAATATCTGCAGCTTGGTAACCGGCTTCTTCAAGAGTTTCTCGAAGCATATACAACAGGGTGCCCCAGTAGTATCTGTTCTGGGGATTGGTTCTTAATCGGACTGTATTGATTATGATTTCAATGTCGTGTCCTTCGAGTTTTTGTAGCTCGTTGTTGAATTGAAGGTCTTCATATGGAATGATTCTTCCATCTTGAACCTTCGCAGTCACATGTATCATGCATAGAAGTACTCGTGCTTTCTTGTGTCTGATGTAATGGTAAAGACTAGCTTGCGTTCTTCTTCTGTTTCTACAGGAAAGAACTCCATGCTTGCTGCTTTGCTAACATACCTGATGTTGTCATCTGGAATAATTTTCTCTTGGACAATCAAGTCTTGGAATACTTTGAGGTATATCCATTTGTTATCTAAGTCCCAGTCTGCTTTACCGGGTACATCATACATCGCACAGCTGATTTGAATTGGAAACTGTTCTTTAGGAATCTTTCTAACCTTCCTCAGGTAAGGTCGGAAAGCATCCTTAATTGCATTAACAATCTTGACTCGCATGACTGGTCGTGTGGAACCAGCATAAAAATCTTGACCGTTAATTTTCTTCATGCGAGGAGTGTTGACACTCTTGGCATTGCGGATAATTGGTTGCCCATCATTAGTACATAGGCGGCCCTTTCTGTCAAAATGGAACGTCGGATCTTGATACTTCTTGGGTATTCGGTCCTTTTCCGTGTAGTAAGTTGGCCGTCTCCGATTGCTCATCTTTACGTGAGTGATGAACTCCGGCACTGTGACCGTAACGATATGTGCCATATTGTAAATATATAAGCTCATTTACATAGTTCTTACCTGCAGAAGCTACCAAATCACTTATGTCTTTGGCACCATAGTTTTTAGTATTGAATCTACCATTAGTAAGAAACATGGGCTGTATACCATATCGTTTTCGCATATAGTTTGCCATCGTTACACCAGCGCGGTCAAAGTCATACAAGCTTACCACTACAGGGGCTTCCATTAGCAAAGCGCTAATCCAGTTTTCATCTGGATACACCGTCTCAGACTGTGGAGCAAATGCAGTGATTCCAAATTCGTGCAATACAAGAACGTCTTTCATACTTTTTGTTATGACGACGCCATCACTTGTGTCGCGTGGAACTTGGTAACCTTGTACTACACTACAGTTACACATAAACCGATTGGTTTTACGTTTAGGAAAGTAGATTTTGTACTGCCCATCTCCAAAGTCGTAGGCATATGCAGGATCTCCTTTCTTATATCTGTAGATAATCTTGCCATTCAGCCATACTACCTCAACTGGTGGCACACGGAAGTGTACTAGGGTTGCTTTGCTAATTCCAAATTGAGTCCAAAACTCGCGGTCTTCTTCATTGAATGGTCGCCGCTTGATATCAATTATGGTTTCCTTACGTTGGAAAGTAATAAGGTGCGGATAGTCCTTACGTTCTACCCGCACCCCATCAATTAGCCCAAAGTCATTTGCTATGATTTCTAAAGCTTCATGGAATGAACAGTTGTAGATGTGCATCACAACCTTGAAACACCCACCGCTAAAGAAACCAGCAAAGTCTTTGAATATCAAAGAGCCTTCCTTGGTGTAGAAAAATCCGCAAGTCGGATTCTTATCTTGTCGTAATGGACTTAAGAATCGTTGGTGCAGTTTAATAGGTACGCCTAAGTAGCGTTCCATAATCTGCTCCTGACTGTATTGACTGAGGATATATTCTGCTGTAAGGTCAGGCTTTAGTTGATACATTACCAGGCCGGTTGTTCCTCTGCGCTTTCCGTGCTAGTTTCAGAACTTTCCCATACGTCGCCCGAACTATCTGGCTGTACTGCTTCGACAATATCCCATTTGGGATCAATTGTTAAGCTGTTAGGCTGCGTCATAGGTTGAATGAAAGGCTTGAATGCGCGGTTTGGAAATGTTGTGTACTGACTGTTCTTCTTGTATACAGTCTTAATACGGCAAGGTACGTTGACATACGTATCACCAACCATTTTAATTACACCCTCCGCAAATTCTTGGAAGTTGCTGGCACGGAATACACACTTGTCCTTTGGGATAAAGCATGATAGGATATGCTTGATACGCTCACCTTGTGCATCGAACTGTTGCTTGATGTAGCTTTCAGTTTCGCTGCTGTTTTTGCCCCACGTCTTGCACAATTCTTTGAGTTTAGGTGGGTCAATTGAGAACTCGATGTGTGTAAAGGAAGCACCATGCTCGTCGCTGAACATGAACTTCAAAACATCGTCACCACTGCCATCAGCTTTTAGTGGTTCATAAAGAATGTCCTTCAAGGTTACATTCTCTGTAATACCGGCGGGAATATAGGAGCCGCCTTTACCTTCTCCTGTTGCTTCATCAAAACCGTACATCACTTGATAGTATCAGGGTAAATAGATTTCCATTCCAATTCATGAATCTGACCAGCAAGGGTGGGAATGCGACACCCTGCGTCAGTGTTAATACCAGTTCTAAAATCAATCATAATGACACCCTCGGTATCACGAGTAATGCGACCGACACCATCCATGATTGAGCAGAGATGAGTCTTGAGCTTGCCGGTGAGATTGATCTTCTCTACTTCGATACCTTCTTCGTCGTGCCCATCTTTCTGGTGCCCGACAATGATGATATGTTTAGAGACTCTTGCAAATTGCTCGACGATTTGAATGACTTTAGAACGCATCAGATGCCAGCCCTTGCCATGTGGAATGTCGCCGATGTGTTTTGCACCATGCGCCTTACAGATAGACTCAGTAGCCCATGCTTCTATGTGGTCAATGGTGTCGAGTACAACGAAATCATAGCTATCCTGATTTGCTTCGAGATAATCATATGCTTCTTTCAACATTCCTAAACCTTCGACAACCATACTTGTGGCTCCTTCACAGTATGAAGTGCCGCCTACAAGTTTATTGTCATACTTGCCTTTGACTTCGGTATCGATAATCAAGTGGCGTGGTAGTGCTGCAACTGCACTGGTCTTACCTACTTTGGGCCGGCCATAAATGAAAAGCCGATGAGGTTCAGTGCTCGCTGTTGTCACTGTTGGTTCTAGCATCTTCTAAAATATTTAGTGTTTCTGTCTGTATAGTGTTCATTGT